ACCAGTTACGTTACCAGTGACATTACCTACAACATCACCAGTTACATCGCCTACAAACCCTGTATTAGCAGTAACTACAGTACCTACGACAGTAGAGGGAGAGGTTGCACCAACCTGAGCACCATCAAGTGTACCACCATTAATATCAGCAGAAGTAATAGTTGCTGTACCAAGAGTTGTAGCCCCGGTAACACCCAGAGTTCCACCAAGAGTAGCATTGTTTGTTAGAGTTAGATCATCTGCGTAGATAGTCTTAAACCGAAGGTCTGTTTTACCTAAGTCAATATCGCTGTCTGTAACAGGGTAGAAGTACCCCTGCTCAATCCTAATTCTTTCAACAGTAGTTCCAGAGACAGACCCATTTTCAGTAAAGAAACTGATACTATTAGCAGCATTAAAGCCAATTTCTACTTTATTAATACCATCTATATCTGCAATCAGGGGTACATAAGAACCTTCATCAGAAGACCCATCATGTTTGTGACCTGTAACACCAGTAGCATCAAAAGTAAAAGCATCACGAATCTTATTATATTCTGCATTTAGTGGGGAAGACCGAACTACCGCTGTAGGTACTAGGTCTGAGCTTGACTGTCTTGTATATCCAGACATTTGGTATCCTTATCTTTTATCTGCTATTGCGTAGCTGAGAACTAGAGCCTCAATGGAGTGGCTTGGTTGTGATGCTGTTGTCACATAGGTAATTGAGACAGACCTACCAGAACCTTCTACAGTTGTCCTACGGAGAGGGCTGGGGTTACCATCAAAAATACTAGTTTCATCATAAGTAGCAATGCCGTAGAAGCTAGCAGCACCTTCTGTGTTAAACGCATAATCTGTAGGACTTAGTGTGTACTCATCTTCGTAGTCGTATGTAAGTCCCATATTTACGCTTATAGCCCCATCAGCCCTAAGATAAGTGTAGACCTCATGTAACACTTTCCTATTAATAGGATCATCCATGTGGTAGTATGGGGTTTGATAGAGAGACTCGATAGGGATACTATTAAATGTATTCCCAGATTCCTGTCTAAATACAGTACCAGTAGAATCTCCGTGGATTACATACTCTTCATCACCTAAGTAACTAGAGTCTCCGCAAACCATACTAATACCAATAAGACGTGAAAACTCAAACCCAGTGCCACTCTGTCCAGTACGACGAAGAGCGCCAATAACTCCGAGAGATTCTGCCTCAGGAAAGAACATACGGAACTGTGACTTTTTATTCAGTACAAGTATTGTTGCTTTTGTCGTATCTTCTGTCAAGGTCAGGTTTTCAAAAACGGATTGCACTGGCTTAGAAACAGTGTTAATTTCTACATCACCAATACGATCAGTACCACTAATAGGGCGAATCCCATCGGGGCCGAGGAAGAGAAGATCACCATTAAACTCCACTACAGAGTCTGGGGCGACACAACCTAGGTTCTTAGTAACATCTTGAAGGGCGAAGTTAGCAATAGAGGAACCAACTACTTTTTTAATGTTATTAGTACCAAAGATATAGAGAGTGTCACGGAAAGATTTAATAGCATTAATTTTAAAACCTAGATTGATAACCCCAGCACCATTAGCAGGAGTAAAGTCTGTAGGGTCTTCTGGGGCAGAGAACACTAGGCTGTTAGGTTCTGCAGGGTCACCAGAGATAAACAGGTGGTTAGCAAAAGACTCACACAAAGATGGATCAGTGAGTACACTCCCACCAGTCACTTGGGTATAAGTTGTTCCATCCCAAAGGGCCAGTGGGTTAATCCCGTCAACCATTGCAAGCTTAGCTACACCCCAGTTTAACTTAGCAAACCTTACTTTAGTCACACCAGTCATAGTAGGGGTGCCAGAAGTTGTAGGGGTTATCCAAGCAGAGGTATTATTATCCCAATAGTGGAAATAGTTATTACCTGTTGTTGGTGCCCTGCAACCAAAGATGCCATCGTTGAGGTCTTCAAATACGACAAGGCCTAGAGTAGTACCAGTGCCGGGGAGAGTCCCATAGTCATTAGTAAACCCCTGAATACGTTGATACCCTCCACGAATGGAAGGCTCATAATTAATTAGACGGATGGCTGTACCGGGGAGTTGCGTTGCTTGAGTAAGGACATCAAGACTCGTATACAATCCGCCTGCGCAAGAAACTGGAAAGGAGCGGATATCATCCATTAAGTGAGTCGTCCTTTTCTCTTACCTTGGATCATTGTAGAGTTAGCATCCAGAGGTTCATCAATAAGAACTCGACGCATAGTACCAATACCTGCATCAAAAGCTTGCTTGTGGATCATTGCAGATTCATTATTAGAACGAAACCGCATCATGTACATCATAGCACCGTCAACAATAATATGATTAAACCTAGCGGGGACTACTGCCTCATCGTCATAGAGTGTAAGGGCTGTAGGAATTTTCCAGTAAGTGTACTCTACTTCATATGCTGCATCTGGTACGGGGGTGACACCAAAAGCCTCGCCATATGTCTGATAAACAAAATGAGGTTCTGAAATACCAGTACCACTATCCCCATTTTCATCTTGAATCTTATGGTTCTGTACATACTGTTCAAAAGTAAGAGGTGTTAGTGTACGAGGCTCAGCCCCAAGTGTGCTATTCTTTTTTAGGAAGAAGGTGTCATAGTCAGGAGATGAGTAGTCTGAAGGGAAGTTATAAGTCTTCGTACCTGCTACTAGAGTCTCTGTGTATGCTTGTTTCAGGAAAGGCCATTCTTGACCTGTCTGACAGATTTCATAGATTGCATTATTCACTGCACTCTTAGCGAGAGCTTGGACATTACGTACTGTAGCGAAGCCTTCACCACCAGTGTCCAAAGGAACCTCGTTCAACCTTGTCAGCACTAGATTTGTAAGAGTAACGAAGTTTGACATTGAGTTTCCTTGATAAAAAGGGGAAAGAGGGCCACCCTTTCAAGCAGCCCCCGATCTTATTTAGACTTGGTCGCGTGCAACTTCAGCAGCAGACTTATCGGAACCAAATGCATCTACATCCATCAGGTATGCAAACACACGGATCACACCAGAAGTATCTGGAGTAGTACCAATGAGGAGCATGTCAATGGAAGAAGTAGCAGAGCTAACGATAGGCAGAGCAGTGCTTGTCATAGTTGCATAAGTACCAGCAGTAGCACCAGTAATGGCACCACCGTCTACAAATGCATCTACATCACCACCAGTAATACCCAGATCGAAAGTGCCAGCAGTACCACCAGCGGGGGCAGTAACAATTTCTGTACCAGCGAACAGGATAGCTTGGTTGGCACCGACATTAATACAATTGATTACGTCAGCAGCAGCCAGAGCACTACCTTTAGCAGTTGCGGCAGCGGCAAGATCAATCTCCACCTCTACCATGTAAGGCTTGCGGCTAGGATTACCCCGACCGCCTTCTACCTTAGTAAGTGTTGAAACAGTAGCCATAAGTTAATTCCTTTCAAGATATTCTATAGCGTTTGTGAGTTTTGTTTTGTCATCGTCAAACTGGCCTAAAGCGTGGTTACATCTAGAACAGAGCAGACCCCTTACTTTCCCTGTAGAGTGGCAGTGATCTACAAATAGTTTACCAGAAGTTCTTACACTATTACTATGGCCTTCTTTACAGATAGCACAGCAAAAGCTTTGTTCCTCTAGTATCTTTTTATACTCTTCGTAAGTAATTCCGTAAAGCCTTTTTATAGCTGACTTGTACTTACGAAACTCATTACAAGGTTTACACTTAGACCTCATAGAGACACCAGTTAAAGAACGACTATCTTTTTCTACTGAGTATTGATCTGAGGTTTTAAACTCACCGCATGTAGTGCAAGTGCGTCCATTAAAGTGTGGGTGTTCTTTAGGTAGTTTTAATTTTGACAAAAGGTATACCTCTAGTTATTACACCAGAAGTATACCATAGTTTTACTCATCAGGCAAGGTTGTATTTTGCCGTTGTAATAGCCTCTGGCCGAAGGATTTTTCTGCCATAGAGATGAAGACCACGGCAAATGTCAGCAAAGCTGTCAGGGTCACGGTAGGTCTCTGTCTTGTTGATTTGCTCAGCAGTTGCTACAGCAGAATCATGACCAGCTACGATAACACCATAGTCAGTGTTCTGGTTAGCAGTACCAGTTGTAGCAGCACCACCACCAACAACGGGGAGGTTGTTAGAGACGTAGACGCGGAAGCCATTCCAGTTGTTCAGAACCAAGCCATTACGCAGGGCACCTGAATCACCAAAGTCTGCGTTCAGGAAACGAGAGTCTTCGTCCTGCAGAACTTCCATCATTACTGGATCAATTACCAACCAACGACCAGCCTTATCAACACGCTGTTGATCCAGAAGACGGCCCATACGGTTAATCAACATAACCGGAGAGACGTAAGTTGTTGGCAGAGCAGTAGCACCGGGCAAACGAGCAGCTACGGGGATCGAGTGATCGCCAGCAGAACCAGTTGTGATGTTACCAAAGCTACCTTTGATGATCTTCATTGAAGTCAGCAGTTCATCGGAACCAGCAGTAGAGACTGCCTTAGAACCGTTCACAACGTCATTCACAGTGTCTGCGTTCGAGTGCAGAGCGGACTGCTTATAACCTGACAGGTAACCCAGAGCTTCTTGGTCGTGTTGGTCAGCCAGACGGTAGGCTGCACGGTTAGTAGCAAGGTCCATGAAGTTTACGTGGCTGTGGGCTTCTTCCAGATCGTCAATCTTGAAAGCAAAAGAGTTAGCTTTGTCGATTACCAGAGAGAAGTCCTCATCATCCAAGTCTTGTGCTTGAATCTGAGAGCCGCGCTTATACTCACTTACTGTGATTTCCAATACGTTATGTAGGTCTTTTTAATTTCACCTACCTATAGGTTTCCCTATAGTTCAGACTATATCTTCACCCCTTAGGGTGTCTGGCACTCGTGGAGAATACTTGTCTACATGCTCTATCTTATACTTCATAGTATAGAAAATGTAGGGGGACACAATGGATACAAATTCTTTTGAGTCTTTTGTATTAAAACGTAGTGAGTATTTATCATTACGTCTATCAACATCGAACTTAGCGTCAAGAGAGTATTTGTCTGAAAACCACTGCTTTAGCAACTCTGCCTCTTCTTTAGAGCAGTAAGTCGACAAGCGAGTCATACAACCACAAGGTTTCTTAGTCTTGTTGTTCTTGCAGACAGTCCCTGAACCATCGTCCATAAACCATAATGCAAGGCTGTGGTCTGTAAGGTAAGATAACATCTTCTCAGTGTACTTAAAGGTACCTTCTGGGTAGAGGACTCTATGCATCTGACGGAAGTATTTGTCATTCTTATAAAGCTGGTGGTTTGTATACACCTTATCCATCTTCTTATTCTGAGATTGATATGTGTACAGACTGGGTTCTTTTCCCCCTAGGGTGCTGTGTAGAAGTTTTTGTTTGTACTTCAAGTACTCTAGTTGCTTTGGCCCATGTCCTATAATAAGACGTGCTGATGAAGCTGATTGGTTTTTGTCAAGGTAGACGCCACCATCTCCAATAGCAAGACCGTAGAGGATACCCCTCTTACGCTTTTCCATTTTGTGTCCTTTCGTTAGCTACGACGAGCCACTACTTGTATAATATATTCTCTAGTCGTTGAACCTTCCCCTTTCGGGGCTTGGCTGCTGATTCCCATATCGTTAGACTTAGGGTTCCAGCAATTCACCAGATTATCTTACTAGCATTATGCTGCTAGAAGGCCCAAAACTTTAGGCTCTTTGATGATACGTACTGTATCACCTTGGGAAGCAATCTCACCAAAGTAGTCAGAGTTAGAGATATCGCCTACGACTGTAGACTTACGGAAAGCCAGTTGGACTTTCTTCGAGTAGATAACGGAACTGAAGTTACCGTTGGGAAGGTTACCATAACCTCCTGCTGTTGCAAAAGCCATCATTATTCTCCTATGATATTTGGCTGAAGTAGAGCTAAACACATACAAGAAGAGGCTGTCATTTTCTAGGGTGCATCAATCTCTCAGTCGGCCAACTTTGAGATCAACGGGCCTATACTCAGGCAGGTGATTCTACTTATTGTTTACTCTTAGAAGTGTAAGGGGATAAAAGAGATAGGGGTGTCCACAGTGGGAGGCCCTATTCTCCTTCGTACCCTAAGTTATACTGCTTGTGTCTTAGAAGTCAAGCAATAATTTCAATTAACGTGCACCACCAGTTAAGTCATAGAAACCGGGGGTTTTCATATCTTTTTGAATCTGTTCCCAATTCTTCTCGAAAGCTTTATCTGACATCCTTTGGACATCACTTTCACGGAAGGTTGCTTGTCCAGCTTTTACCGCTGGGGCAGAACCGGGACGAGAGGGTACCGCAGATGCAGCTTCTCGTGCAGACTTCTTACGTGCTGATGGAGTAAGACCATTATCCACATTGTACAAATCAATAACACGTACAACAGAATCAGGATCATCCTCATTCTCGTAGAGTGCATCTTGTACCCACTTAGGTTGTTCTGCTACCCAATCATGGAACTCGTCAGAACCCTTAAGTTCATTAAAGTTTGGATGGGCTTTAATAATAGCAGCTTCAGCTTGAGCACGATTAGCTTTCTCCTCACGTTCATCTAGTAGTTTAAGACGAGCATCTGCAGCATCAAATTTCTCTGAGGCCTTACGGTCTGCAATAGTCTCAATAATACTAGCTACATCAGGATACTTCTTAGCCCAAGCTTTTAGCTCTTCTTCTGTCTTAGGTGGTTTAACTTCCTTACCTTGACTTTCAAGAGCAGAGATACGATCTTCTAGTTCTTGTTTCTCTTTAGCTGCATGACGACGAAGATCACCATAACGCTTCTTAAAGGTTTTCTCTTCAGAGGTTAGGTTATCATCCTCAGGCTCTTTAGCCTCTACCTTCTCTTCTGTCGTAGTCTCCTCTACAACTTCTTCTTCCTGTTCAACTTCTTCTACAGGAGCTTCACCTTTCATCAGTGCTTCGAGTTCAGCTTCTTCTCGCTTAATCCGATCTTGATTAGGACGTACAGAGTTAGGTTTGATCATTACTTTATTAGACATTTTATTTCCTTATGTTGGGGCCTGCGTGATTGCAGGGTAGCCTTATTGTCTCTATCTTTATTTAGAGGCTAGACCTTTTTTCTTTGGTGTAGTTTTCTTCTTGGTTGTTTTCTTGGGTGCGGGTTTCCTTACGAGACCCCCCTCAGCTTTTTCACCACCACCAAGAGTTTCTTCTGGACCTGCAGATGGGCCTGTAGGGGCAGCTTCTGATTGACCTGAAGTATCTGGGGCTGTTTCTGCAGGGGTAGCTGCTGGGGTGGCTGTAGCAGTTTGTGAGGGTGTAGTCGTCTGACTCGCAGATTTAGCTGCCTGAGCTTCTTGATAAGACTCGTAGTTCCTGCTACCATCGCCTACACCAAAGAACTCTGCGATATCAGAAGCAAAACCTACTTTATCCTCAGCCTCCGCAATAGCGGCATTTAACCCTGATGGGTCCAGACCAGCTTTTTCTGCAGCAATAGCGGCCCCTTTAGCGGAGGCGATGTTAGTTGTGTCTGATAAACCAGCGAGAGCCTTACCTGCTAGACCTACATTTGAGACTGCACCCATAACACCTTTACCTACCCCTGAGAGTGCGTCCATACCAAAGCCAATAGGGTCTTCGCTCAATTCATTGAAGTTAGCTTCACCCCAACTCTGGGAGGGTTCTTCGCTGCGGTCATCGGCTGGACCACGATTAGCCAACTCATTGAGAAGTTTTGCTTCAGCTTCAGTGTCTTCTGCAGACTTCTCTTGCTGAGCTTCTGCTGCAGTTTCTTTGAGTGTGAAACCTTCTGGGATAGGTGTAGTAGGCTTACCCCCAACAAAGAGGATCAAACGAGACTCACCAGAAGGTCCCATGTACGTTTTGTAGGTAGCCCTACCTGAACCAGCAGAGGTGGCACTCCCTGAGCCGTAGGATGAGCCTACAGAGGCCCAATCAGTAGGGTTAAAGGTAGATGCAGGAAGTGATGGTGTTTCTACTGCACCACCTTCAGCCATTTGCATTTCTGGTTGACCTTGTGGAGCACCACCCATAATCTCTTCAAGCATAGCCATTTCTTCTGGAGAGAGTTCTTCTTCACCACCCATGGCAGGCTCTTCAGATGGTTCACCACCCATACGACCTTCTTTATCCATTTTATCCAGATCACCTTTGGCTTCTGAGCGAAGGTTCTCAAAGAATTTAAGGCCAAAGTACTGGACTACATCAGCAGGTACAACGTATTCACCAGCAGACAACTTAGCGTCTAGGTCATCACGGACTTCTTCAGCTTGACTGCCGGGAGGCACTTCATTACCACTTACCGGATCAACATCCATCCCATCATCAACCATTCCACCTTCTTCAAAGAGGCTCATTTGTTTTTCCATTGTCACTGCTCCACCTTTATTATACTTGCCAGTACCGGTACTACCAATTGGTTTTTGACCTATTTCTCCTGTATCCCTAAGTACCTGCTCTGCCATACGTAGTATTGATGTTGGGACTATAGAACTTGGGTGGATATTTGGGTATTTATCAACATTTGCTTCACTCTCTCCCCCAAAAATAGCTTTAGACTCATCAAAACCTTTTTGTAGATTCCCTAGAGAGTGAGGGTTTCTATCTTGAACTGTGAATTTAATATCTTCTTTTAAGGGGGTACCTTCCTCATCTAAACCACGTATAAATTTATCTTCAATATGGTCGTAAGTCTCGACAAGTTTTTCCTCTTTCATATCCAAGACCGTGTCAACTGCATCTTTTCCGAAGTTATCTATAAAGTACTCTGGGTTATCTTGTATAATATCGCGGAGTCTTTTAATACCTCTATGCCGAAACTCGTGTGTAATGACTGCCTTTGAAGAACCTAAACTTGAGCCATATTCTACTTTGTCTGCGGCCTTATCGTAGTATGCATTTTCACCCTTAATCCCGTAGTCAATAACTTTAGGGTCATACCCCAATCTAGCTATAGGGTCTTTCTTCAGCAACTCTTCTAAGTCTGCTCGTAACTCTAGGTCACCTAACTCTTCCCAGTTGTTTTCTTCTGACTTTGGGTCAGGCTTATCTCCTTTAGACTTAGGACGCTTACTCACAATAGGAGCCTTTGGCCGGGATTTAGGTCTCTTTTCCATGTCAGTTTCCACCATTGATCTTTTCACGTAATTGCAGGAGAGAACGTAGGGCCTGTATGTTACCTTGGGTAGCACGAAGGTCCCCATACTCTTTATTCTGCTCTAGTGATCGGTGCGCCATACGGATACGGGTCTCGATTTCTTCTTTGAAAGCTTGCCAGAGTTCTTTGTCGTTCACGAAGGGTTTTAGGTTCATTGTGGCATACCTCCACCAGTATTACCACTAAAGCCTTGCTCACCGGGAACAGGAGCTTGACCAGTACCAATAGTACCACCACCAGCACCCGTAGGATCACTAGCTTGAGCACCAGCAGGGGGTACACCGGGAGGCCCACCTTGAGGACCGCCGGGAGGCATACCCTCAGGAGCAGGAGCTTGGAATCCTTTAAGAATCTCAGCTTGGATTGCAGCTTTCTGCATAGAGTTTGTAACCTTCTCAGGATCAAGGTCCATGCTACGTGCAATCTCACGAATGATATAATCCATCTTAGCAAATGGTGCAAGTGCAGGGTTCTGGACAACACCAAGGAACTGCATAAGACGTTGGCTACGGACTTCATTAGCCATCAAGGAGTCAGTACCAGAAGCTTTAACCTCAAGGTCACCTTTGATTTCTGGATCGAAGTTAAACTGCATGTTGAAGTTGAAGAGGGCTTTACCTAAAGGAGCAAGAAGATAATCATCTACGTTCTTGACCACTGTACGAATAGAACCAGAGGCAGCAGACATAAGCATAGAGATACCAGATGCTGTACGTCCTACACCACTTACACCTGTCTGACCATGTGCGAAAGAAGGGAAGCCTGTGGATTCATCTGCGAGTACACGAGCCTTATCAAACATCTGCATGTTCTCGTTAGAGACGTTAGGGAAGTTTGTACCAAAGATAGACTGACCGGGGGCACCACCTTGACGACGAAAGACTTTACCGGGATACATCTTAAGGTCTTGACCGGGAACCAGATTAGTTTCATCTACTTCAAAGATCAGGTTACCTGAGAGTGCAGCATTGTCA